GCCGAACTGGAAAGCATCAAAGACCCGAATTTGCGCAAAGCGTGGCTGTACGGTGATTGGGATGTGACGGCAGGCGGTGCAATAGATGATTTATGGAGAACGGATATACACGTAGTTCCTCGCTTCGTAGTTCCTGAAAGTTGGCGAATTGACCGCGCTTTTGATTGGGGTTCTTCGCACCCGTTTAGTGTGGGGTGGTTTGCCGAAGCCAACGGAGAAGAAGCGCAAATTATTTTAGGTGGCGAAGTTTTTTCATTTTGTCCGCAAGCAGGGTCGTTAATACAAATTTTTGAATGGTATGGAACCGAAAGCATCGGAACCAACAAAGGTTTAAAAACTTCAGCCGCAGATATAGCGGAAGGTATCATAGACCGCGAAGTCTCGATGATGATAAACGGGTGGATCAAAACGCAACCGTTGCCGGGGCCTGCTGATAACCAAATCAGCAACGTGCGTGAAATTGACGTTGACACAATAGAAAGCAAAATGTTAAAAAAGGGCGTGGCTTGGTTGCAGTCTGACAAGTCGCCCGGTTCGCGCATTATCGGCTTGCAGTTGTTGCGAGAGCGCTTAGAAGCATCGGTCAAGGGCGAAGGCGCTGGAATTTACTTCATGTCGAATTGCACGGCGTCGATTGAGTTATTGCCCACATTGCCGCGTGATGAAAAGAAAATAGACGATGTTGACACAAACGCGGAAGACCACTGCTATGATATGGTAAGATACCGCGTTTTAAAAGGTTCGAACCGCAACGCCTCGAAATTCAAAATTGTAATGCCGTCTTGAAGGAATAGAAATGCCAAACGTTGCTTTTACCCGCCCTGAATTATCCAAACTTTTGCCGCAATATTATCTAATCAGAGATTGTATTTCAGGCGAAACAGCCGTTAAACAAGCCGAAGACAAATATTTGCCGAAGCCTAACGCAGAAGACACTTCCCGGCAAAATTTGATGCGTTACGAGTCTTATTTAAAAAGAGCGGTTTTTTATAATGTAACTAGAAGAACTTTGAGCGGATTAATCGGGCAAGTTTTTATGCGCGACCCAATCATAAAAATTCCAAAATTGTTAGAAGTTGTCGAAAAAAACGCAAGCGGGGCGGGTGTGAGTTTAGTGCAACAGGCCAAAAAAACTTTGGCGCTGACTTTGGCTTATTCGCGATCCGGGCTTTTAGTCGATTATCCCGAAGTGCCTGAAGGCGGCGCAACAATCGAAGACCTTGAAAAAGGCCGCGTGCGCCCTACTATCACAAACTATTCGCCTTATGAAATTGTTAATTGGCGTATGACTGAGCGCGGCGCAGAAGAAATTTTGTCGTTAGTCGTATTGGCAGAATCATACACATATAATGATGATGGCTTTGAAATGAAAAACGCGGCGCAATTTCGTGTTTTGAAGTTAGACGAAGCAGGGGAATACGTCATGGAAGTTTGGGCAGAACCTCAGCCTTCTTCTTGGAGTGGTGAGAAAATCCCGAAGGGCAATTTCCAACGTGTGAAAGAATTTAGACCGAAGGGCGCAGACGGCAGACCCTTGCGCGAAATTCCTTTCACTTTTGTAGGTTCTGAAAATAACGACCCGCAGCCGGATAATCCAAACCTTTATGACTTGGCTTCGTTAAATATTGCACATTATAGAAATTCGGCAGACTACGAAGAAGCGTGTTTTATTGTTGGACAGCCTACGCCTGTTTTAACAGGGCTTACCGAAGAATGGGTAAAAAACGTTTTAAAAGATACCGTCAATTTTGGATCACGCGGCGGCATTCCTTTGCCAACAGGAGCGGACGCCAAACTTTTGCAAGCTTCCGAAAATACTATGTTGAAGGAAGCAATGGAAGCAAAGGAACGGCAAATGGTCGCTTTAGGCGCAAAGATTGTCGAACAAAAACAAGTACAGCGAACAGCTTTCGAAGCCAAAGTAGAAGCAACTAGCGAAGGTTCCGTTTTATCGAGTACAACAAAAAACGTTCAAAACGCTTATTTGTGGGCTTTGGGCTGGTGTGCTCAATTTGTCGGCGTTCCTTCAGACGGCATTGTTTTTGAATTGAACACAGATTTTGATATTGCACGAATGACGCCTGAAGAAAGAAACCAAGCTTTAAAAGAATGGCAATCGGGCGCAATCACTTTCGAAGAAATGCGCTCTGTTTTGAGAAAATCAGGTACAGCAACAGAAGAAGACCAAAGCGCGAAAGAGAAAATTGCAAAAGATACAGCCGAAGCTATGGCACTTCAACAGCCTGAAAACGTACCCGGCGAGCCTAAACCATGAACTTAGTCAATAACCGCAGACTTTACGACATTGCAACACGTCATCAAATTTACGTCGAAGGCGTAAAGATGCAACAGGCGCAGCAGTTTAATTTAGTTTTGGCAGAATTGCGAATTGAACTTAAAAGCATTTTAGGCCGAATTAAATACAAAAACTTAGACGCACTTACCAAGCTTGAATTAAATAGGCTAGTGGTATCTGTCAGAAGTTCGCAATCTAAAATTTACAATGCTTATACGCAAAAGATATTAGAACAGCTTAAAGATTTTATGAAAGCTGATTTGCAAATAAGCAAACGAATGTATTCAAGCGCGAAAGCCGAAACAGAAGAAAACCCCGAAGTTTTATTTTCCGAAGAAGAAGCAGAAAAAGCATTGCAAGAAGAAAGCGGTTTTTATGCGCTGTTTGGTATCGCAGCGATAACCGGGCAGCCTGACCGCCTTTGGTCTAACGTAACCAATTCGCCAATCCCGGCCAACGGTTTATACTTGTTGCCGTTTCTAAAAACTTTTTCAATTTCCGCGCAATCTGGCGTTGAAAATATAATTCGCAAAGCGTGGTCTAATAGTTGGACAGTTCAAGAAACAATCGATGAAATACTTTCAGAAGAATCGAAGCAAGGCGCATCGTCGCAATTGCAAAAAGTAGGAGTGCAAGCAGGCGCAGTTTTGGCGACAGCAACGCAACACGTTAGCGCAATTGTGGGCGCTGCTGTGATGTCGTCTATGTTTGATTGGTACGTTTGGCATTCTGTCATGGATAGTAAAACAAGTGATATTTGCATAAGCAGAAACCGGAAGCGCTATCGATTCGGCAAAGGGCCTCTGCCGCCTGCCCACATTAGATGCAGGTCGCACATTGCCCCGGTTTTGGGAAGTGATGACATTTTAGGCGAAACACTTTATACTTGGACGAAAAAACAGCCCGACGATGTGCAGGACGATATTATCGGAAAACAAAAAGCCGAAGATTTGCGCAAAGACAAATTGAAGGAAAAAGATTTGCAAAAGTTTGAACCGACTAAGCCTCTCAGCATTGAAGAATTTAAGAAAAAAATTAAACTGATTTTATCACGCTGATTCTGTGAATTGGCATACTTTAGGAGTCCTAAAAATGGCATTGCAAAAGAAATTAACCAAAGAACAGTTTTCAAAACTGCCTGAGCATTTTAAAACTGAGTACATCGAAGACGGCGACGGCTACCGCTTGGATTTACAGGGCGAAGAAGACACAGGAGCTTTGAAACGCGCAAAAGATAGAGAAGTAGAATTGCGCCGCCAAGCAGAAGCGAAGTTGCGCGAAACGCAAGAACAACTCGATTCTTTAGGCAGCGACGACGCACGCAAAAAAGGCGACATTGCTACCCTTGAAAAGTCGTGGCAGAAAAAAATGGAAGATCAGAAATCAGAGTTTGAAAGCAAATTAAACAAGTTGACAACTCACACAAAAACGCAACTCGTTGACAACGTAGCGTTGCAAATTGCTTCTAAAATTTCGAATGCACCAAACGTTATTTTACCGCATATCAAAGCACGCCTTGCGGCTGATTTTGAAGCAGATTCGCCAATTACTCGCATTCTCGACAAAGACGGCAAACCTTCTGCAATGACATTAGAAGAACTTTCTAACGAATTTGTTGCAAACAAAGATTTTTCTGCTATTATTGTAGCGTCTAAAGCTTCCGGCGGTGCTGGTAAGCCTGCAAACAATAATGGCGGCAGTGCCCCTAACCAATCCGATAAACCTGCCGACTTCGCCTCTATGAACCCCGCACAACTCGCGGAACATATCAAAGCGTCGAAAGCAAATGATTAAAGGCTAGAAAAATCATGGCTCTCTCTGACTTAGCTGTATATTCCGAATACGCATACGATTCAATGACAGAAGTTTTGCGTCAAAAAATCGATCTATTCAACGCCGCAACGGGCGGCGCAATTCAACTCCGTTCCGCCGCGCATCAAGGCGATTTCTCAGACGTTGCATTTTTTGCAAAAATCAGCGGCTTGGTAAAACGTCGAAACGCTTACGGTTCCGGCGCAGTTGCTCAAAAAACTTTGGCAAACTTAGTTGATACTATGGTTAAAGTTGCGGCGGGTACTCCGCCTGTTCGACTTGATCCGGGTCAATTTAAGTGGATTCAACAAAATCCAGAGGTTGCAGGCGCGGCGCTTGGTCAACAATTGGCCGTTGATACGATGGCGGATATGTTGAATATCGGACTAGGTTCGACTTACGCGGCTTTGTCACAAGTCGCCAACGTTGTGCATAACGCCACGGGCAACACTGCGCCCGAAGATACCATGAGTTTTTCAAACTTGAATTTAGGGCAAGCTAAATTTGGCGACCAATCCTCACAAATTGCCGCTTGGATTATGCACTCAAAACCTGTTTTCGATTTGTACGGTAAAAACTTGACCAACGCCGGGCAGTTATTCACTTATGGAACTGTGAACGTCATCCGCGACCCTTTTGGCAAATTGCTTGTCGTCACTGATTCGCAAAATTTGGTCATTACTGGTTCACCTAACAACTACGCCGCTTTAGGCTTGGTTCCGGGCGCTCTGGTTATCGATCAAAACAACGATTACACAGCAAACGAAGAAATGAAAAACGGCGATGAAAACATTCAACGCACGTTTCAAGCTGAATGGTCGTATAACATGGGAATTAAGGGCTTCGCTTGGGATAAAACCAACGGCGGCAAATCCCCGAATGACGCAGCCTTGTTGACATCTACAAATTGGGATCGTTACGCAACTAGCGACAAAGATTTAGCAGGCGTCGTTGTGCGGGTTAAGTAATTTTTAACGAAATTCAAAGAGGCTTCGGCCTCTTTGCTCTATAAAACTTTTTAAGGATTCAAAATGAAACCAGCAAAAATTCTATATTTCATCGACGGTTTTTCACCAACACCGGAAGATTTCGAAGCCGCTTCAAAATTAACAGCACAAGTTTCGTTTAGAAACGCTCAACACGTTCCGGCTGAAGGCGCTTTAGAAGACTGCGACGGCGTTGCGGGTTGCGTTCCTGCCCCGTATGAAGGCAAGCCGACTGCTGAAGAAGCTATTAAGGCGGTTACTGAAAAATTGGCGGCATTGTCTAAAAAAGTAGGCGACGAACCAGCACCTACTTTGAAAAAGACCGCAGAAACAGCGCCAAAAGCGCAAGCGACGACGCTAAAAGCAGCGGAAGGCGGCGCACCAGCTTGGACGCCGAACAAACCGCAAGCTTAACAGAAGCAAGATTGGCCCGCTTAGTGTGGGTGTAAAACAACAGGAGTTAAAAAAATGACTTTTAAATTGTTCAGCCGTATTACAAATGCTTTTGAAGAACTTTGTCTGGGCGTTCAAGATCAGAATCAGTCATTGCCTGTTGTTTTATCGGGTGCTTTGACTGTTTCAGGCGGCGTTATTGACACGCCTGCAATCGGGATCAATCTGCTAACGGGTGATTCTGATTGGTTCGAAGTCGGCAACGATAATTCATTTTCACTGCAAATACAAACAAGCGCTGGAATCACAGCGGGTGCGCTGATTTTTGAACAGACTAACGATATTGTTAGATCGCCTAACGGAAATACACTGCCTGCATTCGACGGAGTTTCAACAAGCGGCAATTTAGTTTCAACGCTAACGCTTGCCGCTTCGACTGCTCGGATTTTTAATTTTCCTGCAATTGCAGCAAAATATATAAAAATCCGAGTATCTACGGCTGTTGTAGGCGGCAATGTTTCCGCCGTGGCAAATTTTTCACAGCTTCCTTTTACGAATTCAGCGCTTGCCGCAAACGCGCAAATTGCGGCAGGAACTCAATTAGTTGGCGATGTAGGATTGCAGGCGAGAAACACCACAGGCGGAGTTGCGGCGCCTTACCGCCTACTTTCTTCAGCGGCAAACAACAACGCGGCTGTTGTTAAAGGCAGTGCAGGCAAGTTGCTTCTTTGCTACGGTTTAAGCGCGACGGCCACAACGCGGTATTTGAAATTTTATAATAAAGCAAGTGCGCCTGCCCCCGCGACAGATACGCCTGTTGTCACTTTTGCAATAAAAGGAAACGACAAAATTGAAATTAATTTGACGCCTTATGGCCAATTTTTCAGCACAGGCATCGGCGTTGCAATTGTTGCAGGATCAGGCGACACGGACAACACAGCTATTGCCTCTGGTGATATTCTCGGTTTAAATATCTGGTTCGTTTAATATGTCAATCGCAATTATTATCGAAGATGGTTCAATAGTTACGAATGCAAATTCTTTCGTAACTATTGCAGAAGCACGCAGTTATGCTTTGCAAAGAGGCGTTGAACTTTCTGCGATTGATGACGAAGTTGCAGCGCAGCTTATTAAAGCTTCCGACTACTTAGAATCTTTTGCCGAAAAATACAAAGGCGAAATGGTAAGTTTCGAACAGTTTTTGCAATGGCCTCGCCTTGGCGTTTATTTGTACAACAGCGAAACAGAGTTTCCTTCTAATTTAATTCCAAAAGAATTAAAAAACGCGCAATGCGCCGTTGTTTTGGCAATTGCAGAAGGTGTTGAAATAATGCCGAACTATTCCAACGCAGATTTTGTGATTGAAGAAACGGTAGGCCCGATTACAACAAAATACGCAGACCCGGTTAAGACGGGAGTTTTGCCCACATTGACAGCCGTTGACGCGCTTCTTCAGCCTTTGCTTGTTTCGGGATTGAGCGGCTTTAGTATCAGAACAATTCGAGTTTAAAAATGGGCGAATACGACAGACAGATTAAGTCAGCTTTAAAGCTTATCGCCAAAAAAGGGCAGTCTGTTATTTGGAAAGAAATTCGTAACGGTGCGCCTGTTGATCCGGCTCAGCCTTGGAAACCTTCTGAGCAAATTTCACCTGTTGAGCACGCTGTAAAAATTTGCTTTATTCCATTAACTAAAGAAATGCGAGAAAGTATTTTTTATTCTGTTTCTGAAGTTCCTAGCGGCGCTGTTGTTGGTTTAATGGGTTCGGTAAATTTCGAAGCATCTTTGAAAGACGTTGTAATTACAGACGGTAAAGAATTGCGGATTGAAAATATAAACATTCTTTCGCCCAACGGCCAAGTTATACTTCACACGGTTTTATTCAAAAAATGATAACTGACTATACAGCGGCGATTGATGAAATAAGCGGCTTTTTTTATCAAGATTGGAACTCGGTTAAAACTTCTGCAATTGTGGGTTATGTGCCTGAGATTCGCTGGCAAAACATCGAACTTCCAAGTGTGCCTGATGCGTCTAAGTTTTGGTGTAGATTTTCAACGCAAAGCGTATTCGAAGAACAAACGACTCTTTCAAATTGTGCAGGGGAACCGGGCAAGAAACGTTTTACTTTGAGTGGTCTAGTTTTCATTCAGCTTTTTTGCCCGAAGTCAAACGCAAGAGCTAACGAACTAGGACAGAAGCTTGCGGAAGTGGCTAAAAAAACTTTCAGAGGCAAAGCGACTGAAAACAAAATTTGGTTTAGAAACGTTAGAATAAACGATTTAGAACCAGAAAACTTATATTATCGGTTTAACGTCGTAGCCGAATTTGAATACGACGAAATGGGCTAAGGGGAAAAACATGGTTTGCAGCATTAACAAAATCGACAGCAACATCACAGGCTTGGCGTTTGCCGAAGAAGACTGCTTGAAAGAATTGCCCGTTACGCCTGTTTGGTACGGCTTAGAGCCGAATTCTTATTCGGATTTTGGCGGCGAAATTTCCACAGTAGCACGCTCGCCTATCGACCCTTCGCGCCAAAACAAAAAAGGCACTGTGACGGACTTAGACGCAAGCGGCGGTTTTAACACGGACTTTACTAAGTCTAACCTTACGCGGTTGCTTCAAGGCTTTTTCTTTGCCAACGCTCGCGAATTGCCGTCTACTAAAGCACTTGACGCAGCCGCCGTTACTTTGACAAGCGTGACCTCTGGGACAAAAACGTATGCGGCTGCATCCGGCCTCGCTGCTTTTGTCGCGGGGCGGCTTGTGTTTGCTTCAGGCTTTACGAACGCAGCGAACAACGGTGTTAAAACAGTAGCTTCAAGCACTGCTGGAACTGTTGTTGTTGTGGAAACTGTTGTCACTGAAGCTTCGCCGCCTGCTGCAAGCAAATTACAAACAGTTGGCTTTCAATTTGCTGTAAGCGACATCAATTTTGCCGTTACTTCTGGCATCCCGTCATTGGTTGCGACAGCCGCCGATTTTACAACTTTGCCGGGTTTGATTCCGGGGATGTGGATTTTCATCGGTGATGACGCCGTAGGCAACCGCTACGCTAATAATGTGGGCTACGCTCGCATTAAATCAATCGCTGCAAAATCAATTGTTTTTGATGACACGACTTTTACACCTGTTACGGAAGCAGGCACAGGCAAAACTTTGCGTATTTTTGCCGGAACAGTCATTAAAAATGAAAAAACTCCTTCGTTGATTAAACGCCGTTCGTATAACATCGAACGCCAACTAGGTCAAGGCCCGACAGCAACACAAGCAGAATATTTAGAAGGCGCGGTAGCAAACGAATTTACTTTAAATATCCCACAAGCGGACAAATTAAACGCTGATTTGTCGTTTATCGCTTGCGACAACACGCACCGAAGCGGCGAAAGCGGCGACGAAATTAAATCAGGTACTCGCGTTGCTTCCGCAGGAGAAGATGCTTATAACACTTCTTCGGACATTTACCGAATTAAAATGTCGATCCTTGACCCGGCTACTTCTAACCCTACGCCGCTTTTTGGTTACGTGACAGAGGCGGATATTTCGATTAACAATAACGTTTCGCCTAATAAAGCCATCGGCACTTTGGGTGCGTTCGATACCACAGCGGGAAATTTCGAAGTAGGCGGAAGCATCACGGCGTATTTTACGACAACGGCGGCAGTAAAAGCAGTTCGTCAAAATGCGGATGCTTGTTTTTCGGTGATCGGCGCAAGTAAAAATGCGGGTTTTATTTTTGATATTCCTTTGCTTGGTTTGGGTGGAGGCCGATTGAACGTAGAAAAAGACGCCGCAATTATGGTTCCCCTCGAGCCTGCTGGTGCAGAAAATCCGAATGGTTACACAATGCTTTACGAATCGTTTTCTTATCTTCCTTCGCTGGCAATGCCTTAATAATTGAGTTATGATAAAGAGCCTGAAAAATCAGGCTCTTTTCACATCAACCTAGGAAAATTATGTCAGTTTACAAAAATTTTGAAACCAGCGCCGAAAAAGAAATCAACGGCGTCGAAGTTGTTTTGACCGAAGCCGAAAACGAAGACGGCACATGCCCAACTTTCGTTTTGTGTCGCATGGGGAAATCGAATAAACGCTATTCGAAGGCATTGGAAGCAGGCACACGCCCTTATCGCCGCCAAATCGAACTAGGCACAATGCCAAACGAAAAAGCTGAAGAAATTTTTCTAAATGTTTTTGTTGAAACGATTCTAAAAGATTGGCGAAACGTTAAAGACAAAAACGGCAACGATTTGGCTTTGACTAAAGAAAACGCTAAAACTCTTTTCAAAGATTTGCCGGATTTGTACGACCGTTTGCAAGAAGAAGCCAAAGTCGCAGCAAGTTTCCGCGCAGAATCGCTGGAAGAAGAAGCAAAAAACTAATAGAGGTTTTGGCGTATCTTTTGGAACTAGCGCCAATCGAACAAAGCATTGCGAAACAAGCTATTCGTTCAGGTCAAGAACTGCCAGAACGAATAGCAAATGCCTCTGAATTGAAAATAGGCTTGAATTTGTATCTTCAGGCTTTTTTTGAATTAGATTCAGAAAGGTCGCATGCAATGGCCGCAACGTCAATTCCTTGGAGCAGCATAGCGGCTTATTCGAAGTATTTTGATTTTGACGAAGAACAGTCCGAAGATTTATTTTTATTTATTAGAAAAATGGACGCTTACCATTTAAACAAAATTTCTGAAAAAATGAAAGTTAAATCTAAAAAATGAAAACTTTGCTCGACTTGGCGGAGGCGATGGAAAGAAAAGCGGCTTCGGTAGAAAAAGCCGCTTCCGATCTTGCGATTAAAACCGCTCAGACTATTGTGGGCGACTTGGCTTTCAAAACTCCCGTTGACAGTTCTCAGGCTTTGTCTAATTGGATCGTAACTTTGGAATCTAAATCGAACGAAAAAATAAAACCTCATTTTCCGGGCTTAAAAGGTTCAACACAGAAGCAAAGCGCAGCCGAAACGATCAACGCGGCAAAAGCGGTTTTAAAGAATAAAAAACCCGGTCAAAAAATATTTATTACAAACAATTTGCCATATATAAGACGTTTAAACAATGGTTACTCAGGTCAAGCGCCTGCCGGATTTGTCGAAAGAGCGGTCTTGATAGGCCGAAAAATGAAACGAAATTTTAAGAAAGCTTGAGAATGTCAGACGAAAGCATAAGCATTGAAATTAGCGATAAAGTTTCAAGCACAATCGCGCCTAAAATTTCGAAAATTGCAGAAAATGCCCGTTTTGCCGATTCCGCCGTGAAAAATTTACAGGCGGCTTTGAACGCTTTGGATGTTAGCGCTATTTCTAAAATGAAAGCGTCTTTAAATGGCGCAACACGCGAATTAGAAAAAAATGCAATTGCAAATCAAAAGCTTTCGACAGAGCAGCAAAAAACAGCCACAGCCGCGCAAAACTTAGCAACGGCTCAAGCGCGTACAACAACCGCACAAAAGCAAGGCCAAACAGCCGCGCAGCGACTCGCCACAGAGCAGCAACGCACAGCCGTGCAAACTGCAAACGCTGCTGCCGCCTCTGACCGGGCGGCGCTTGCTTCCTTGCGGCTTCAACAGGCACAAAGCAAAGTTGCTCAGTCTGCTAAGAATTCAGATTCAAGCATTGCGCCTTTAGTCGGGCGGCTTGCCGCTCTTGTCGCTGGCGTAATTTCTTTGAAATCTGCAATAGGCGCTGCTGACGAATATCAGGCTTTGTCTAACAAGCTGCAAGCCGTTTCCGAATCTTCAGAACAAGCCGCCGAACTTCAAAGCCGCTTATTTGCGATAGCAAATGAAACACGATCTTCAGTAGATGCAACAACAACATCATTCACACGTTTTGACAATGCGCTCATTTCTTTAGGAAAATCACAAGAAGATTCTTTAAGACTTACCGAAACTATAAACAAACTTTTTGTAATTGGCGGAGCAACGGCGCAAGAACAAGCCGGGGCAATGATCCAACTTTCGCAAGCTTTTAATTCGGGAGTTTTGCAAGGTGAAGAATTTAGAAGCATTGCAGAAAATATGCCGAAAGCGGTTAGAACTGCTATTGCCGAAACTTTGAAAATAAACGAAAGCGCATTGAAAAAAGCAGCAAGCGAAGGCAAAATTACGGCAGATGTTTTATTCGAAGCTTTCAAAAAATTAGATAGTTTTGCAGATTCCAAATTTGCAAAAACTGTGCCCACAATCAGCCAAGCTTTAGTGGTTTTGAAAAATGTCTTTATTCAAGCTTCCGGCGAAATGGATAAAAACTTGGGCATTGTCGCGGCGCTTGTTCAATTCATGACAGGTTTGGGAAACATTATTACCCAAGTTGGGAGCGCTTTTAACGCATTCGGAAAAGAGCAAGACGGCGTCTCAGCGGGTTCGGCAATTTTAAAACTGTTGTTGGACGGCGTTTTAGTAGTTCTTCAAACGGTTATTGTAATTTCTTCAGACGTTATTTTTGTTTTTAAAATGATAGGTTTGGAAATCGGCGCAGTTGCGGCGCAGCTTGTTGCGTTGGCAAACTTGGATTTTACAGGCTTTAAGGCAATATCCGAAGCTGTGAAAGAAGACGGAATAAAAGCGCGTAAAGAACTTGACGACTTTCAAGCTCGCATAATGGCGATTACGACTAACCCGGTCAAAGCCGCTCAAGTTGCTGCCGCCCCGTCGAAATTACGCGGCGCTTCTACACCTACTTTCAAACCCGCAACAAATGAAAAAGCGACACAAAATAGAGCGGCTGAACTTGACAAAGTTAACAGAAGCTTGAGCGAAGAATTAACAACTTTGCAAAAGTTAGGCCCTGCTTACGTTGTTT